TCATTTTGTTTGCCTCCAAAAGAGAAAAGGAAGCCTAAAGCTTCCTTATCTCAATATTAACCCCCAAATTTGGTTTATCCCCGGCCCCCCCGGTTACTTCTTGCACAACTGCAAAATAGTTGCAGTTTTTGTTGTCCATTTCTTTTGCCATGCTCCACGCCAGTAAAGCTGAAACATAACCTACCTTTTCGCCGCTTTTTAGATTAATAGAAATTGCGTTCTCATCTGCTGCGTTGTCTGGTTCTCTTTTTAATACCAGTTCATCCATCGGTTGTAGTTGCTTAATTGCTGCATTTAAGTTTGGGTTTCTTGCTGTTGTGAAATTGATGCCATAAACCTTAGTTTTTATCGCTTCCATTGTTCGCACCACTCAAGTTCTGCATCTCTGCTTGCAATTGCGCCTCTAACTCCAACCGCAGCCGTTTTAAGGCCATTGCTGCACCAAGCTTGTCCCGGCCATCCACCAAGTCATCATAGTAGATTTTGTGCCGGTCATCGGCTTTGCCAAACTCAAAACTGTTCTGGCTTTCCTTCCTTTCAATTATTATCTCTGTTGTTGTTCTGCCGCTTGATTGCAGAAAGTTAATGCCAGCACCGTTTATGCTGTTAGAATACTCTACTTGTTCGCTTTTTTTGGTTTCATTCATTTTTAGCCCCTCCGAGCGTGTTTGCGCTTCCTATATAATCTATGCCAAGAGAATCAAATAAAACAGGCATTGGCAAAGGTTGAGGTCGAGAACTTTCGTAGAAGGGGGTGTGCCCCATTTTAGAAATCTCGTCTTTGCTTCTTGCCGCCTGTTTTATTTGGTTAAAAAAAATAGAAGAAATATTTAAAGGTTCCCACGGCCCGGTTTGTGGATGATTATTCATTTTACCCGCACCTGCGGCAGCAATACTTCTGCTGCTTTGTTTAACAGCTTTTCCCGGCCTTTGTAACTTATGTTTTCTTCATGGCTTGCTACATAAGTAATAGCGTTATATAACCCCCAGTGGTCGGGTGTTATGTCCTCTTCTTCTTTAAAGGCCCTTTCTACTTTCTTTGCGTACCTTTGCCCAACATGCGCCCTAATAAACTTTTTAAGTGCATCTTCATCTTGTAATGTCCATTTTTGTGCCCTTTTAATCAACTCTTCCACCGGCTTTTCAAGCAAGGCCATCGCTTCGGTTATAAACTGCATGCCTTCGATTTTTTCAAAGACATTGCTCGTATGAACCAACTTTTTATGTTCGCTTAAAAGCGTCTTTATCTTTGTCACAAGTTCCGGCTTTATTATCTCTGCCTCGTTTAAAGGCACTCTTATTTTCATGCCGTTGCTGCAAACCTGCCTATAGCCAACAATCTCAATAAAGCTTCTTTTAAAAAAGCTTTCAAAACCGTAGGCCAATGCTTTCCTTCCGTCAAAACTGTTTTCAACCTTAAAGCCCAAGCTTACACCATCAATCCCTCTCTGGCCGGTATAAATCTGCATCATTGCTCTTTTTTCATCTGCTGCAATGATATATTTAAAATCCTTTACACCTGCAACTGTTAGCCCTTCAATAATAGGCCGGAATGCCTGTGCGTGTTGCACCGCTTTATATCTGCTGGTAGGACAGTTTACAACTGTTGTTTTATTGTTGTGTGTTACCCTTAGCGCCTTATAGTTGCTGATTTTTGCGCCGTTGCTGTCAAATAATTCAACTTCTTCTGCCACTGGCAGACTTTGTATTGCTGCGTTGATTGTTGCAGCATTTTGCATGTTATATATACTTCTCATTGTTCTCGACCTCCGTTGTTTTGAAAAATTAAAAATAAAAGTGCCTTGGCAGCACTCTTGGAAGGATGCAGACTTTTCTCCATCCGCCCCTTTTGGTTGTAAGCACTTTCCACAAAGCCAGTAAAACCGGCTTTTTTCCGTACACTTCACAATCTCCGTATGCCATTTTGTATCACCTTTTTTTATGGGGCTTATGCTTGAGCCCCCCAAAGTTGGTTATATTTCTCTTCGCCAAATAACTCTATCATGTATTTTACCCTGCAGTCCATATATTTCTCTGCTGCCTTGGTTACATCTTGCACCAACCAGCTGGTATTTTTTGGCCGGTGGGTGGCATCAAATAACCTTATGACCGTTGTTAGAAGTTGCATCTGTGCGGTTTGCAGTTCAAATATTGCATCTTCCATGTCCCCTGCGGTATTGGTTTTAACAAGCCCTTTAAACTGCTTTTGTGCAAGCAACCTAAAGACCTTGTTGGCTGCTTTGTTTCCTTCTTTGCTCAGTGCTGTTGTGCATTGGCTGATTAAAATTTGGTTGTTTTCTTTCATTGTTCTCGACCTCCGTCTTTGCGACTTGTGTGCCGCATATTACTTACTATGTGGCTACTTATATATAAACCTTCTGGTTGGATTCTTCACTTACAAGCCGTGTACGGATAGAATCAGTTTATTTATAAATAAACTGAAAATGGGCTAAAAATGGCAAAAATAAGACTTAATTACCGCAAACCTTTTGCAATTGTGTTGCTTCTTTTGCATGCTTTAACTTGGTTGCAATGTGGGCTATCTCTTCTTCTATTTCGTTCCTTTGCTTTTGCAGCACATTTAATTTATGAACCAAGTAAGCTTCTTCGGTTGTGCAAAGTTCTCTTATAATAATCTCACTCACAAACCGGTTGAACCAGCGCTTATCACCGCCTCTTGCTTTTACGGCCTGCCGAAAGTAAACCTCGGCTTTATCCGTAAGTACCACAGAATGAACCCTGTTTATTGCTTTGTTTATGCTTTTTGGTCTGCCTGCTTTTAGTTTGCTTTTTTGCATATTTTTGCCCCCAAAAAAGTTATTAATTGGAGTTAATAATAAATTCTAAAACAGGTTGTACCCTTTGAAATTACCAACTACAGCAACTTTAAAACTTTTTATTAACAGCCTACAAATTATCTAAATCAATTACAAACCAATAGGTTTATAAAGTTCAGTTAAATCAGAACGCTTATACACAAACATTCCAAGGTAACTTCTTTTTTTTTATTTTATTAACAACTCCAATTAATAATTCTAAAAAGACAATTTATATTTAAATTCTTTGGTTCTAAAAACTTATGCGGTCTTTTGTTTTTTGTGGTTCTTTAGCACCAAACCCAAAGAATAAGCAAGGTCGTATGCGTAAAGGTACGCTGCAAAAGAGTGCATTATTTGCTTACCGTTGCAGACCTCTTCCCCGGCCCGGCAACAATAAACCTCATACATGGAAGTGCAAAGCTTTTTTATTATGATTGTGTTGCCGTTCTTTTCCCATGTTTCGGCAATTATCTCTTCAAGTGCGTTGCCGTTTTCCTCTTTTACATAGCAAGTATAAATGAAGCCAAGCTGGGCTATGTCTTTAATTCTTTCTGCCATTGATTATCAACCTGTGAAAAGCCTATTCTTTCATATCCATATCTTTGCGGCTCGTAAGTTACAAACAACCCAAAAGGCGAAAACATAAACAGGTTATTTTCAATAAATAGCCGGCCATAATAAATCTGCTCGATTGCTTTGCTTCTTTGCGCCGTTGTGCATTTGAGTTCGATTGGTATTCCGTGGTCTTTATAGGTTACAACAATCAAATCACACAAAGAAATAGTATCTCTTGTTGTTTCTTTGCGCCAGATTCCTTCTTTCATTATCCACTTAATTTCGCTTGGATTCAATCCTATATATTCAAGATTCCAAACAAGGCAATTTAAGTGATAACTATGTTTATTTTTTATTTTTTTGGTCTTACCCAACTCCATCCATTAAAGCCAGCACCAAGAGCAATCAATGAATAGCCAAGTTCATCTGACCATTTGAAACTGATTAAGGCCCCTATCAAAACAAACAGGCCGCCCCAGATTCGCCTTGATTCGTACCACGGCTCGCTGCCGATTCCTGTCCCGGTTATGTTTACTTTCATTTATATCACCCCTGCATTATAAATGGAACTGCATAAACTATCGTTGCGGTTGCAAATGCCCCGGCCAAAAATGCAATAATAGTCAGTTGTAGCTTGATATTACTTAGCTTTTCCTTGTTGTTTCTTATCATGCTCTCATGTTCTTTGCAGCGTTTTTCATATAACTCATCAAAACGCTTATCAACTGCGTCAAAGTTTCTGTCGATTTTTAAGCTGTTTTGTGCCGTTGCTGCTTCTATGGATTCAAGTTTCGCCCTTACATGCCCCATGAAAACTGCTTGGCTTGTTTTCCATTCTTTGCTGCCGTTCATTTTTCCCTTTGTTGTTGCTACCATTTAAACTTCCCAAACCCGCTTTCATCGTTTGCTGTAAACCAATATCTTATGTATCTAACATCAATTGGCTCATCAAAGTCAAAATAAGCGCCTCTGGCCGGTATTTTTTTTAAATTGGGGTAATAACACCAATCCAAATAAAAAGCCACAAATGGGTATCTATCGCTTGCGTAGCGCACCCATGCGTGACCGCCCCCAACCACATCGCCTGCCGCAAGCCTAATCTTATCTGCGGGGATTCCCGCAAGCCTGCAAAGGCAGAACAATAATGTGGCCCCATCTTCACAATCGCCTTTCTTTGAAGCAAGCGTTTCATCAACTTCTGCCCAATGTTCAATTTCTTTATACTGCACCGAATCAGACACATATTTTATATTTTTGTTGACATACTTAAGAATCTGCACAACCTTGTAGTCATCATCCATTCTGACCCATCCTTCTTTCTCAATTATTGCTTCAAGTATGTCTTTATGTTTTATAAGCTGGGATTTGAGCCATTCATGCACTTTTATAGATTGCCGGTATTTAGAAGAAATCATATAATAAACTGTTTTAACAATCCATTTATCTTGAATCAGTGCGATTGCTTCTTTTGCCCATCCCATCTTATTTGAACCTTATAATAAACACGACTTCGTAATATGGCGGTACATGTGAACTGTTATTTAAACCGTTCAAGTCTGTGCTTCTTGCGCAACTTGTTCCGCTGCCGTCATTAGAAAATTGCCCTAAGCCCGGGTTGCTGTGTGTGTGCTGGTAACTTGTGCCAGCGCCACCGCTTGCCGCTGCGCCCCTTAAAAATTTCTTTGTATCTTCAGATGCGCCGTTTAAGTTTGGTACTGCTTGGCCGTTTATTGGAGATGCTGCGTCACTTACTGTGCTTCCGTCACATTCCATCCAGCCGGTTGGCAGCGCCGGAACACCAGAAATGCTCTTAGCCCATGGTAAAATAGAACCAATTGGCGGCGTTACAATATATTTGCTGTCTGTGCCGTCATGGTCGTGTCCTGTGCTTGTGTCTTTGACTGAATCATAACAGTCATTAAACCATGTTTCTTCGGCATAGTCGCCGTTTGATACAGTTGAACCCCATGAAATTGCTGCCATTATTATCACCTATTATCAAAGCTGATTATTTCTTGAATAATCAGTTCGTCTGTGTTTGATTTGCTAACCGGGTTAAATGTGCCCCTTGTTCCAAGCAAAATTGTGCCGTCTGTGTTTGCAAGACCAACTTCGGTTAGATTATGGCCGTTGCATTGTGTGCTTGTTATTCTGCTTCTGTAGGTGACCTCATAATTTGTATAATCTGCTGATGGATAACTGCTTTCAACTGTTTTATAGTAATCAGCTGCTTCAGCCAGAAAGATATTATCAAATATTAAATCACCATCGCTCCATGTGTCTGATGTGTTTGCACTATAAATAGAAATAGCTGTATAATCACAGGCCGCAGTAGATGGGCTTCCGGTTGTTGTATCTGCATTGCTTGGACTTAAAGAACCTAAATAATTCCATCCAGTGCTAAGTTCAGATTTTAAAAAGTTCCATCTCCAGTTATTGCTGCCATCATTACCAAAGTTTACAGCAACAGCTGTTCCAGTTGCCTCAAGTTTATTTAATGTTGTTGTGTCTTTTATATAAAGCCATACTGCCAGAATTTTACTTGCAAATGAAAGTGATGTTGTTGTTTTATATGTTGAGCAAGTAGTAGAAGCGCTGCCATCTTTTGTGATGTTCAAGCTACCGCTTCCTTGCAAATATGTAGTAGAATTGACCGAAAGAGTGCAATCCGCTGAATCTGTCCATCCTGTGGTTACATCACAGGCATCTACTTGCTCAATGCCAGTAATAGGCACAGAATTGCCTAATGCACTATCAGTGAATGCAGCGGCAGTTGTTCCTATTCCAACTTGAAATTTAGAAAGCGCAGTTCTCGTAGGAGAACTGTTTGTAAACCTATCAATGGCTATTTTTAGGCCATTGTTGGTTAATACATAGCTACTTGCCATCTTTTTTCTTACCCTCTTTTACTTCTTTGAGTTCAAGATTGCCGTCTTTGCGCATCTTTAATTCATGCACTTTATTATTCTCAGTTTTTGAAGCATTTAAAATTTTCGTTTTAATGCTACCTACTAACTGCAGAATGCCCTGCATTTCTCTTGGTGTTGCTGCATATTTGTTGTTTTCAAGCACAGTTAATGTAAACTCTGCTTCGTTGTTTGTTAGTTCTACATTCATTTTATCCCCTCCTAAGTATAAAGATTGATGTAAGCTGTGCCGCCAGCTGGCGTAAACACTTGAATAGACCCTGCCAAGGTAGTATGAGATGTGCCTTTGTCTGTGCAGCCTACGAAAGACATAACACCTACACCTGTTGCCGCTTGCCTTAGTTCTAATGTTGGCTGGTCATCGCCAGAGTTTGCTTGTTGAACAGACATAACAGGCCCTGCGGTGTTTGCACTTGCCAAATCTCTTACAAATAAATTACTACCACTTGAATCTAAACGCCCAAAATGAACATAATCTGCATTTACGCCTTTATTATTTTGTCTGAAATCTGCTGAATATCCAGTTCCAGCCTGAGCCAAAAATAGTGCTGTTTGGTCATCACTTGCATTTTCTTGATATATATACACAACTGGCCCAGCTGTGTCTGTACTTGCTAAGTTTCTATAAAATCTATTTGTACCTGCTGTGCTATTATGCAGTCCTAAGACAGACCTTTCATTTGCACCGCCAGAAGTATCAACACCAAGAGCACCATTCACATTGTCTGCGTTTGTTTTATATATAAACATTCCATATCCTGTACCATCTTGCAATAAATATAATCCACCTTGGTCATCACCTGTGTTATCTTGAGTTATTTTTACAACTGGCCCTGCTGTGTCTACTGCTGCAAGATTTCTATAAAAGAAATTTGAGCCATTTCCTGAATTATAAAGTCCAAGAATTGAATAAGATGTATTTACTCCGCCTGCTGCATTATCTGCATTTATTACTCCATAAGTTGTATCAGACGCAAGGTTTTTCAATGCATAAATTGCATAATGAGCACCATTTTGCTGGACTCCTAACGCCATTTGGTCATCACTTGCATTGTCTTGAATAATTCTTGCAACTGGTTGACCTGTGTTTGCACTTGTAAGATTTCTATAAATATAAGCAGTACTTCTATCACTATCTCCTCTATGTGCAAATGAAACAAAATTTGTTCCTGCTCCTTGTGCCTGGTCTCCAAAATATGCTGTTGGAAATCCTGATGTATCATTTGTTGCTAAAGCTCTTATTGCCCATGCATCTGCATCTTGAACTATATATATACATTCTTTATCATCTCCTGCATTATCATTTACTATCACAACAACTGCACCTTCAGTATCAGCACTTGCAAGATTTCTATAAAAGTAACTGCTTCCAGTTGAAGCCTTCTGTGCAAGTTTTACAAAGTTTGTGCTTGCTCCTTCTCCGCTGTTATCAAATAAAGCAGCAGCTACGCCTGAAGTAGTTTGTGTAGTTCCAGCAACAAATGCGTCATAGACTGCACTACTGACGACTTGTAGACACGGTTTATCATCTCCAGTGTTATCATTTGAAAAATATGCGACTACATCATCAGTGCTACCACTTGCAAGGTCACGGGCCACATATAACCCCTTTCCACTTGTGCCAGTTTGAACTATTGCAGCATTTTTAGTTTCAACTGCTTCAGTCACAATTGTTCTTGTGCCGTCTTTGAGTGCGTCTAATATCTGATTGAACTCAGCTGCCGTTAATTGGTCGCTTGTGTTTTTGTCTGAGATTGTTATGTATGTCATGTTTATCACCTATGAATATTCTATTGTTATACCGGTCAGTTGGTCGGTTGCGCTTGCTTCAATCCGCCATCTTAAATCGTCGCCAGTTTCAACTGCACCGCCAAATGTAAAAGGAAAAGTCATCGGAAATGTGTCTTCTGTTACACCGCTTGAAAAGGTATGAGTTACGCCGTTTGTAACAGTTGCCCAATCTTCGCCACCGTCTGAACTGACCATTAAAGTGAAATTATCTATATTTGTAAACCCGGTGACTGTCATTATAGCACTTGTAAAGTTGCTGCCAGTCTTTACAATTTGCACAGATTCACCAACTTCACCTGCATCAAAATTAATCTGTCTGTTGGTTGTGTCCCATGTTGCTGTTGTATTTGTACTTTTAAAAGTGGTTGTTCTGAAATCTTCCCAGTAGGTTGAGTTGTTCCATATTAGCCGTTGTTCAACTTCAGCTGCATAACCGCCAGTACCGATTATAAGCTGGCCGCCGCCAATTCCATTATAAACACCTATCTTGCTGTTTATGTCCGTGCCGATTATAAGCGCATTGTTTATGCTTTGTGTTAATATTTGCAAATATCTTGCTTTTACTTTCAAATCAGATTTTAAATATTTGACATGCACCAAAAACTCAATCTCACCAGATAATTGTTCTTCAAGCCGTTTTATTCGTTCAAGAACATAAAAGCCCCAGTCGGCTGTTCGCCATATTTCATCGCCAACTTCAAGTGTGTCTGCATTATGAGGATATTCTTTTTGAATTTTGATTATCATAACCGTTCTGGTTTCGCTGTTGTAAGTATCAACCACATCAATCGTCTGGCCTGTTTCAACATCATCAATGCCAATCACCTTAATCGTGGTTGAATAAAATGGATTGCTATACTTATTGAGCCAAGCTTTGCCCCTTTTCTCTGCATCTGCTATTGTCTGCACATCTGAAAAGGTCATGGTATTTTCAATCTTGCCGTAGGTGTCTTGACTTACATCATCCTCAACAAGAACCGGTACTGGAATATTAGTTGTGTAATTTATCCAGACATTATTTGTGCCAGAACCCGGTGACCAGTTTGTGGTGCAGTTGATTGTCTTTTGTTCCTTGTTTGCATAATAATCAAATGTTTCAGTGCTATCTTCAATGCCCGGTGTTTTCAATACCCATGTGCCAGCAACATCTTCCCATGCTTGGATAGTTACCGGGTTCTTAGTCAAAGTAAATGTCTGCTCTGAAGAACCGTCACCGTTGAAATATTCCTCTTCTTGTACTTCCTGCACAGCGCCAAGTATTGTCAATGAATTTACAAGTTCAGTCGTGTCAATTTTCCATTTTGGAACATTTGCTACATTCGAGTTTGGGCCACCGACATATATAGTATAACCGCTTGCTTCAACACCTTTTGGTTCAAAATGCACGGTATCATCATCAGCATCATAATATAGCTGATAGTCATATATATCACACAAGATTTGCAGCCGGCTTAAAACATCTGTATGTTTACATATAAATTTATTTATCAGAACCGTGCTGCCAGTACTAACAACCGTGGCATTAAGTTCGCCCCATGTTTCAATCAAATCCTGCGCAATAGCACTGCCAACGCCGGCGCTTGCGTCTATTGCTTGGTCATAAGAATAAGTTACGCTTCTATCCCTTAATTGTTTTAGCTTGTCTTTGCATTTGATTACAACCCTATTTCCTTGCTTTTCAATCTCATCAACATAACCATTAAAAACATTTTGTTCACTTGCGGCCAATATTCCTCTGGTGATGACCACTGTTGAATTATTGGTTAGGTCTGGGATGTCATCATATATGTTGATTGAAGCAATTATTGTGCAGTCATTTGGCTGGCTTGTAAATTGTTCTGTTATTTTCCAAGATTGTAGATGTGTACCTGCAATTTCTGTTGCATTAATTTCGACAGAAGTAAGCATTAAACACCCTCCACCAGTTGGATTGTGTAACTGCAAATATAACCCGGAACATCCCAGTTTGTTCTTATAGAGTTTACTTTAACAGATACATCAGAACTTAATACATCGCTTGCTGAAAAAGTTATGCTGGACTGGTTGCCGCTTATAAGCGCCTCAACTGCTGCAACTTTTGCTTTTGCTGTAACTGTATCGTCTGCAAATATTCCATTCAAGGTTATTGATTTTACTACGCCGAGCATGTCGAATGTTTCGGTGCTTTCGCTGCCCAGAGTTGGAACAGGTAAAGGCACTATGTTTGCTGTCTTTTCTACATCAATTGTGTTAACGCCTGTTAGCGTGACTGAACCAAGTGTAATTGCCATTATACAAGCACCCCTATGCTTTCAGTGCTTCTTGCAAGCAAGTTTCTCCTTAAACTTGACTCAATTGCACTTTCAATCTTTTTTATTACTTGGGAATTTTCAAAACTTTGCACATCAAGCGCATTTATGTTTATATTTACCGAAATCGGCCTTGAGCCGGTAGCATTATTCAGCCGGTTGGATTTCACGCCCATGATAATATCCATCGGGTCAGATTCAATTATTTTACTGCCTGCTACAACAAAATCGCCTTTTTTAGTTGATTTTTTGCTGTCTTTTTTATCATTTACAAAAGGTATCCAGTCAACAAGGCCCTTAAGCCATGCGATTGCTTTATCTTTCATATCCTTAAACCAGTTAGGAACAGTGACCGTCAAAAATTCTTTTAGGTCATCCCATTTCTTTATAATCCAGTTTGGGACAGTGACCGACAAAAAAGTCTTTAAATGTTCCCATTGTTTTATAATCCAATCTGGAACAGTAACACCAAAGAAAGTTTTAATGCTTACCCACTTTTCAATAATCCAGTTTGGCACTGTTTCGCCAATGAAGGTCTTTACATTTTCGCCGAAAGTTTGAATTGCTGCTGGCAGTTTCACTTCCCACCATTCTTTTAAATCAATCATAACATCATCAATCCATTGCGGCACAGAAACAGTCAGCCAAAACTTAAAATCTTCAATCCAAGTTGCAAGCTTACCCCTTACAACATCCATATCAATGCCCCAATTCTCAAATAAATTATCGAGCCGGCCCCCTATGCCTTGGGCCAAGTTTTCAGCCCCTTTTTTGACATTTTCCCAAATCTTGTCAGAATTTGTGGCTAATCCTGCTGCACCGCCTCCAACTGCTCCAATCATAGCGCCAGCTGCCGCACCCACGCCTGTTCCTATTGGCCCAACAACAGAACCGATTGCTGCACCGGTTGCTGCACCGGTTGCTGCACCGCCGACTATTCCACCAATTATCCCGCCTGCGCCGCTTTTGTCAAGGTTCTTAAAAATCTCTTGAAACTTTTTATAAAATGGTATTGCAAATCTAAGTAGCTGGATTGCAAGGGGCCTAACAAACAAACTTAGAACATCACCAATTGGTCTTAATATCATTAAAAGACTTTTGTTTAAAATGCTCATGCTTGCTTGCAGCCTTGGTGAAGCTTGATATATTTTTTCCATTGCCTTTTTGATTCCACCAAGAGCCACATTCGCAATCGCAAACCCCTTAGAAACTGCACCGACAATGCCACTACTCCCAACACTGGCGCTGCCAGTACTTACTGTTGCGCCGCCAGCGCCGGCTATGCTGTTCATTGCGCTTGTATCAAATACAATCCTTGCTTTAATAATATCTTCTGCCATCTTATTTCTTGTTTCTTAACTCGCATTCGGCTTCTTTATCATGCAATAATGCACTTATTTCCATTATTGCATCATACTCCTTGCAAGTCCAATTGTCCATCTCTATTGTTGTGCCGTATTTTTCCATCCAAAAATACTTGGCTATCATGTGATTGAGCCACGCAGAACCACTACTACAGATGTCTATTTCGTAGCGTTTTGTCTTTATATTAAATTTGATTCCTATGGCTCTAATGAGTTTTTTTTAAGGTTTTCCTCCGGCTTCATAAGTTCGCTTAGTTCAATAGTCAAGGCATCATAATCTTTGATGCTCATTTTATCCAGTGCATCTTTTATATTGACCGGCCCTAAATCGTGGCTTTTGATGCAAAGCGGCAACAGTTCAATCATAAATGTTGATTGCTTGATTCCTTCTGGTGTTTCTGCTATTACAAGCGCCTTATTTCGCATGCCTGCTTCTGGTTCTCGTAAGACTATCTTTTTACCTGTACTCAAAATTATTTCTTTTTCCAAATTTACCCCTCCTTATGATACTGTCCAGTATCTTATTGGAACTTTGTTTGTGCTATCTGTCAGCCCGGAAAGACCAAACCCTGTTATAGTTATTTCGTAAGCACCGCCTTCCAAGTCAATCGGAGCGCCAACGCTTTCAATATAACAGTTTTCAAGGTCAATGTTTATAACCCTGTCACCAGCAACAGCACCTTCAACAAGGTCAAGACTTATTGCAACAGCCGTGAAATCGCCGCTATCTAATGGAGTTGTTGCTGTCGTTACCCCGGAGAATGCCAAGGCCCTTGCTTCTACCCCACTCAAGACGCTGCCGGCCTCATCACGGTGGCATCGCATTACAATCGTAAAATCATACCTTCTTACTCCTGCTTCTGGTTTTTCAATAAGCCTGCTGCCAAGACTTCTATAAATGAATAGGTTGTTTGTGCCATTTATAGAAAAACTTTGCAGTCTTTTTGCTGTATCGCTGCCAACTGTTACGCTGCCATCACCAAAAAATAAAGGCCGATTTGTGGGTGATACATAGGTTTCTGCGGTTGTACTTACATTGACGGTTCTTGCTACCCAGTCAGCGGTGCATTTTACTGTTTCGCCAACAGCTGCGGTTATTCCCCAATTGTTGATGCAGACCCCATCAAATACAAGGACATCATCAGTTGCGCCCTCGCTGCCTATTTCCCATGTAAGTGTGTTCATTTCTCCACTTTCATATCCAATCCTGTTTATTTCTTGCAATTCGTATGGGTCACCAACCGTGCCTGCACCAGATAAAGTTGCTATCACACAATATTGTAAACAGTCTGGGTCAGTTAATTCCCATTCAACACTTCCTGTGACATCAAGGCCCATAGGCACACCGTGTGTTGCATTCCGGCCCTCGCCTATACCTTGTATTCTTTGAAAGTTGTTAGTTATGTTGTAATTGAATACTGTTACTTTATCCCAGTAGTCTGTTGCACCAGCCGGCGTTGACGGTGTCCCCCATGCTACATCTTCTTTGCTTAGTAGGTAAGTCTCAACACCCCTGTAAAAACTTATTGCTGCCATCTTATTTGCCTCCGTATGTTTGTCTTAAAATATCATTTATTTCTTCTTTGAATGGTAGTTCTTCATCAACCAATATCGCACTCCTAAGGATGTCTTTGGATGGATATATGTTTATGATTTCATAATTCGTGCCAAAGGATACCTATGACTTTAGTCATGGGAGGAATTTGGCTTCACCTCGTTTAGTTTACAATCTAGTTCACTACATCTTGTTACAGATGAGATTGAACCATCTATATTTTGTATTCCTATCCATCTTTCTACATGAGTTCTTCTTCCTTGTTTAAAAGGTGGATGTTTAGATAATAACTTAATCACAGTTGTTGCACAAAAAGGACATATTGCATTACTTGTTCTGCAAAACATTCTCTTACAATTCCGACATATAATATATTCAGCCATTCTTCTTACCTATGTTGGAAACTCCACTCTTTAGAGTGTTAGAGGATGTCATTTTATTAACCCCTGTAATTCAATTAGAGTCTCCATCTTTTTTTGCAGACAATACACAGTCACATAAAATTGATTATTTATTTCTGCATCTTTTGTTTTTAATTCCCAAAACTTTGTCAAACTGCGTAGATACTCTTCTTTTGTTTTCTTAGTCTTCAGATTATTTAAATAGCATTCTAAAGCGATATCACGCAACATTTGTTTTTGGTATTGATTCATAGTCCCAATTCTTTTTCTGCCATCATTATTTTTTCATAAGTAATTTTGTCCCGAATTAATAATCTTGAATCACCATAATTCCATTTAAGTTTTCTATTGCTTCCCTCACTTTTTGCTTTCCAATGCCTTTTATCGTAATCAGTTCATCTTTGAATGATTTTGAGTCTATTGCCGGTGCTTGCCGGCCCCAGTTTTTAGATGCCACTTTTATTCGCCTCCTTCTTGCTTCTTTCAAATAGGCCACTTAATGATAATCGTTTAGCCTTGCTGTTCTTTTTTGCAACTTCATCAGATGCTATTTCAAGCTGTTTAACCAACTCCTTTAATACTGCAATTTCAAAGTCTGTAAATTTTGCAGCCATTATGGTTGCTCCCAAACAAAGATTATCTGGCAATCTTGGTTTCTTTGAAAGATTTTATTTTCTCCAAAAGGCGAAACAACCAGCGGCCCCATTGCTGTTGGTGTGATAAAGTCAAAGTAATAAAAGTTTTTCTTGTTTGCTATGATTGCCTGCCTTAATGCTGCAATCATGTCTTCAACATTCTTCTGTGATTTGTCATAAACTGTGATTGAGATTGTGTAGTTTGTAAAGTTAGAACCGCCGCCAAGTTCTCCTTCAGCTGTTTGGCTGCTTATAATATCAACTGCAATCCTTGGAAAGTTAGAAAGCTTCAAATATGGTTGTGGATAATCTGGCCAGATTCTGTCATTTGAACCATGGTCATATATGATTGTGCTTATTCCAGCCTGTGACTGTGCAAAGGTAATCACGCCGGTTGTGTAATTTACGGTATAATCTGAGCCAAATTTTAGTTCTGGGTCAGAGCCAATCCTTACATATCTGACATTTTTTACAAGCGTTGGTTCTACTGCAAGCGTGTAAGAAGTTCCAGACACACCTTCGTTGTCTGTTGTGGTTGTGACCCCTCTTGTGCTTATGGATATTAAATCTTGATTTCTAAGAAATACTACCAGTTCTTCTTTAATTTGGTACGGTGTTATATAAGTGCTCATTTCATCCTCTTGGATTAGGCAACAGCAAAGGGGGAAAAGCTTAAAACCCCCTTTTTATCATTGAGGTGAATGCTGTCTGCCGTTTATAGGTCAACAATACTCAAGTGCTCATTTAAAATGTTTGCGCAGCGAACTTTTTAAAATGTTCGGAAAATCATTGTCAAGAGTGGGCCGGATAAAGGGAAATGGGCGTGTCCCACGCTTTTTTATGGAATAGGCAAGCGCCCAAGCAAGTTTTTTATCTCCAAGTTTGCGCATGGCCCATCCTTCCAGTTCTTCAACCGGCGGCATCTTAGTACGGCCATTTACCCCCACCGGCGGCGTGCCATACTCTAAATATTTGCCGTGCATCGGCATGCTTATTATAATCTCGTTGTCAGTTATTTGGTACTTGATATTTGATTTTAACCGGCCAGTATCTTTGCCATGTTCCAGTGTAAGCTTTCTTTTCATGGCCTCAACGGTATTTAAAGCGATTGATTCCATAGCCCTATTTAGATTTTCTTGAAAATCTACTATCTTAATCTTGGTCATTTTGCAAGGAGTTTAATCGTAGTTTATTCCGAATCGTCTGCTACAAACAAGTTACAATATGAATAAACATAGGTCGGGCTTTTGGTTGTGTCAAATACCCCGGGCACTTGGATTATTTCTTTCACTCTAAATTTATCATAATCTCTTACCGCTTGGCCTGTTGTTTCGGCGGCCAGATTATGGGTAGTATCAGCAATAGTGAAAGTATCGGAATCCGTAATATTGCCCACGGTATAAACTCCATCATAGTTAGAAGTTCCATAAATAAGCACCCCATCCCCGGCAGCTAATCCGTGTGCACCGCTTGTGTTCACAGTGATGGTAGTTGCATTGCCATCTATCCCACTAATTGTGAGATTTGTGCCATCAGTATAGATTAAACTATCCGATGCAACCAAATCTGTATATTTAGCAAGCAAGGCGGCATCACCGCCCTCTATATTGCCAGTTTTATCAAAGTTCCATCGCTGGTTCATGCGCATGAAGTAAGCAGTTATTTCAGCCGGTGTATTTGTTGTAAGTGTTTCTTGACCGGTTATATTTGAGATTGTCTTTGTCACAGATACATGGAAAACAGCCCGGCCAAAGTAATCAGAAAGAATCCTATTAAAATCGTTTGCTGTTAATAAATTTTGAGTAACCATTTTTATCCAAATAATACAAAGGGGACATAAGCCTTTGTGGTTATGTTGGCAGCTTCAGTCTGCAATCTGGTGACTGCTTCCCTTATATTTGTGTATGGTTCTCCTTTGCTGCCAGATAACCCCGGCAAGCTTATGTTCGTAAAATCGTCATAAGTACCTGCTATTTGCGCAACTAATGTTCTCATGCCTGCAATGATTGTGCATAACCTTAAGATTATTCTGGGTATAGGATAAACCCCATACACATATTTTATATTCACTTGTTGTGGTTCATTGGCCATGAAAATAGACACTTCTGCACTATCTCCAAGATACAACATGCTTTTATCTTTGTAGGTATAGACATTTGAAGCTGTGACTGCTGTGTCATCTATTTCAAGAGATATAAGGTTGTGAAGTGGTACATATTCAGTGAAAATAAACTTTTCTCCGTTGCCGTCTACAGTTTCATCCTTATATCCAAGGTCTAATATAACCGCTTGCCCGGATGTTGGAATAGTATCAAAGTCTGGTGTTGTATAAATAACAGTTTCATCATTATCCTGTATCAACCGGTATTGGCCATTTCCATTCCCGCCGGCAATCCATAAGACTTTGTTTTGGAATGCACTTACTGTGAAAGAAGCGCCGCCGCATGTTACGCTTGCTTGGTCTGCATCTGTTATACTACCGTAGTCTTCAACATTTCCAAACTTGGTTTTATACAGCCGTTCAATCTCGTCTTGTGCGTCTAAAATAAACTCATTGATAACAGCGTCAGAAATAGGTGCGCCTGTGCTTGGAAAGTTTATTGCGTTTCTAACTTGTTCTGCTGTTACCCATGCCATAAGTTACACCTACTCAATTTTCTTTTTTCTGCTCCTTTTTGGTTTATCTGGTTCGCCAGATACAATCTCTTCTTCTTTTTCTTCTACAACCTTGCTTTCAACCTTCACTGGTTCTGCCTCATTTTTCCAAAATAGAAGTCCTTTTTCATCTTTCATGATTGGCATTGTTTATCACCTATGTATTTTCACGCCCTGTGGCCTCTTTGCCAGCGGGTAACTCTCCAATAGCCATAACATAACCTTTCCAAGGTTCTTTGTTTCTAAGTATATTTAACTCGCCGCCTTTGCTTTGAGTTATCTTTGCCATGTCTATTGCTTTGCAGTTTAAAAATTTTAAGGCCCAGTTGATTAAAGACCTCAACCGTTTTAATGGAAATCCTTTACCATCAACGCCATGTGCAAGCTGGTTTAAATTACAATCGCCGAAATGTATCGGCTCTTTATCTGCATGTACCCAGTCGTTGCACTCTTTCAAATCTGCAAGGAATCGTTCCTTATAATCGTCTTTGACAATAACATCAATAAACCTTAGTTCGGCTACCTTCGGATTCGCAAAGTTTCCAATCTCATACTTTGCGCCAGTTTTAAGCTTGTATCTAAGGCTGTTGATGTGCTTTTTGATTACTTCAAACTTATCATCTCTTGTATGGACAAGACAAATAATATGGGTGATATTATCACCCAGATTAAACTTGCCCAACTACAAGAATTGAATAAGTGTGGTCGGTTGTACCGCCTGCTGCATCCAGCGTGACTACTCCTGCTGATTGTGTTGCGGTCACAATGTCGCCAGTTGTATTGTCCCATGCAATTACAAAGTCAACTGTACTTATTGTTTCCCCTCCGGTGATTGTTGAACTGGTTAAATCAACGGTGTCTGCACTGTCTGCGGTGGCTGGTGTCTTGACCAGTAAAATTTTCCTGTTTTGTGATGGTACAACTCCATAAGAAGTGCACCCGGTTATAGCTGCCATGTTTATCTCCTCCTTCGTTTATCTGTAAATTACAAGCCCACTTACTGCGCCTGTTGTTGCATCCGTGCAAGTTATCACATTCGTTGCGATGGTAACAGCTTCTTCTGAACCGTCTGCATCAATTGTGAGCACTGCCCAATCTACTGCTTTCGCATTGGTTATTGTGACCGTATCGTTCTGTGCCGCTTTTGTAGCACTTTTCAACCGACCAAGTTTTAGGCCGGCATTAGTTGCGCCACCAAGCGGTGCGATTTCAGTCACAGTTGCATTGACATTAGTCATTTTGATTCACCTAAGAAAATAAGCGCAATTAAGCGCTTATTTCTGTTATTGAACTGCAAAACGCTGTGTTCTTTATTATCAATGCTTCGTAGATTTTCAGCATGAATTTTTCGCTGTCGTTGGTCTTTGCAAGGTCTTCATAGGTCAAATCTTGTAGAACTCTCATTTCTACAACGCTTAGGTCTAAGAAATACATTGCTTTTGAACCGCTTACATTGCTCATATACATGCTTGGAATCACTGGTACTTGGCCAACCATTGTGTTTAAAACAATCGTTGAAAAGCCCCAGAACACTTGCTGCGAACTTTGCAGATAACCAATCTTGGCTGTCAGAAGTGCAATCAAGTCAGTGAAAACTCCGCTTGAGCAAACTGCAAGGTTTGGCCTACCGCCATCATCAAATGCATATCTGATTGCAAGGTCGATGTCTGCAAGTCCAAGTGCGCTTGTGTTTTTGTCAACTGTGTTTGTTGCTCCCATTAGCGTGATTATTCCGCTGAATTGTGTTGCGTCACTTCCTGCGTTACCGTTGATTATTAGGTTCTCTTCAAGTTCCCTTATTTCCCTTGTCTTGACAAGTACTTCAAACTGCTTGGCATTGCTTGCGCCTTGGTCACTAAATGAACCTGTGCTGCCGCCTGCTGGTTGGAATCCTTGCATAACAAAGCTTGGATAACTTGCGATTGCTTGCCCGGTAACCCTGCCAACTGCATAAAGATACTTTATAGCTGTGCTATATCTGTCAGTTGTGGTGTTGGTTTCTGCAAGTGCTGCATCTTCTGCTGCTGTGATGCCTCCACCTTTGGAAGTAATCATGTTATAGTCAGCCGTTAGGCCCATGTTTGTCACTCTTGGAATTATCTCAACAAGAGGGGTAAACTTCCTCGTAGTATCAATAACCCTTGGGTCAAGATAAACTGGAACCATTGCATAGCCTGCTGTTCCTGCACCGCCGGTCACGGATGTTAGTGCTTTCATACCTATTTTTGCCTTTTCATGCAAATCTTGTCTTAAATCAATCTCGTACTTTGGCTCTCCGCCGTTGCAAATGCTTTTGACATCTACCTTCTGGTAACAAGTGCCATTAGGCAAAGGCCCGAATGATTGTGCATAAGCGCTTCCAGCGTTTATTGAACCAAGACTGCCTGTGTTTGTGTTTTCCATTGTTCCTCGCCTCCTTATCTAATTGCTTCCAGCATTCCTTTCAAAACTGGTTTATTTTCTTGTAGAACCTGCTCTTCATGCCTTGATTTCAATACTGGCTGGTTTTCCAACTTTTCAACCTTTGATTTTAGTTCAGCATTTTCTTTCAAAACACTTTTTAGTTCTGCTTTGATTTCGTTCAGAATGCTTTTAACTTCTGCATTAGCATCTTCTTCTTCTTTTGATTCTTCCTCTTCAGAATCTTCTTTTTCTTCCTTTTTTTCTTCTTCCTGTTCTTCTTCTTTTACTTCTTTCTTCTCTTCTTCAACAGGAGCCCCTTTTTGTTCAACATTTTCTTCAGTCATGGTATTCTCCTCCATATCAAGCAAACTTTTGACCATCACTTGGTCAAATTTGCAATTTCTGTTTACCGGGTCGCCGGTTATGGCAACATTTAACAATTTCAAATCATCCAATAGTCTGACTTTGACATTGTTAATGCTTTTGACTACTGCTCTTACCGGTATATAAGCAATAGAAAAATACTCCAAAAATTTAGATTTAATACTGGCCCAGATATTATTGAAATATGGGTGTGCTGTGTTCATCTCTGCTTTGACCCAGATTCCTTTGCTGCCGCTTTCGGTTGTTTTAAATGCAGCATCTATAATCTTGGCCGGCGGGAGCACCGGGTTTGGAAACTCTGAATTGCCTGTTGCCATGTCCTTATATACTGCATGTTCGATGTCAAGCTTGACAGTGCGGCCCTTAAGCTGGGTTATCATGCTACTTAGGCCCTGTTCAGTCACAAGGTCGTTATATACATCTATATCACTTGTTGAAATAAAACCGGTTATATAGTACTTTTTGCCGCTTTTGGTTTCTACTTCAGAATACATCACATTGTCTGTAAAGAACTCATAACTTTTTGTACCCATCATCTTTTGATAGATGCCGGTTATGTAATCATAATCATCAGAATGGCCTTGGTTTGCAGCAATCTCTTTAGCTTTATTCCATTTTTCTTCATCTATGGGTTTTCCATCAATAACTTTTGGCATATAAATAAATCACTCTTAATCCCCTCTAATCCACATATTTGCCAACAATCTTTTTAAAACTTTTGTCTATTTTGGATTTTTTGTTTTCTCTGTGGGTTTTTCCTTTTCTACCTTTTCATACTCAGCTATGTCTTTATCCAGCTTTTTTAAGCGGCTATTTATAGTGAACATAAGGTTATTATCTGATAATTCTCGTATTAATCTAATCTGTGAAGGGGTAATGTTTGCGATGCTTTCAAGTTCGGCCTTTTGTTTTTTTAGGTGTTCTATGTCAATATCGCTGCTTAGTTTTTGCCATAGTTCAATCCGGCCATCTTCGGCTTTAACAAATTTTTTATCAACTGATTCAATTTTCATGTTTCCACCTACTCATCCCCTTCCCAAATAGTCTGGTCAAAAGAGTAATTCCAGTTTGCATCGTAAACTGGCATATCTTCATCCATTTCTTTTGGTGTGTAACTTTCACAGAAGTTATATGCACATTTGAACTGATTGCCAAATTCCTCTATCTTTGCAAGAGAAAACCAATTGTCAAAAACTTCTGCGGTAACATTAAATATCATTTTTGTAACTGGGATTTTTAATGCTTCTCTTGCCGCTTGGTCTTTGTAAATATAAAATCTGAACCTTGCATTCTTTAAATGCTTATCAACTTCAACAACATCTATCACTCCGTATGCATCTGAATATTCTGTTCCTCTTTCATCAACATAAACTTGCCCTTCTTTTAAAATCATTGCCATGTTATTCACCTACTGTAACTTTCATTTGCCTCATTTTAGCCACCTACCCATTGAGTTCCGTCATATTGAAATTTAATATTTTCCCCTGCAACGATTGTTATATTTGATGCAGAACCATAAAAATTCTTGCCGTTTGGGTCAATATCTACAGCATTGGTGCTGTCAATGCAGACAATATTATGCACTTGGCCAGTTTCTGGTGACGGCGGTAGGTCAATCGTGACCGTGTTGCTTGTGCCATCTGCAACAATCGCATAATCAAAGTTTGTCATCGTATAATCAGAAGTTTTTGTTTCTATCTTTTTAACAATAGCATTCCATAAGTAAGTCCTATCCTCATTATAAATTCCCCATGATGTTGTAAAATAAGAGGAATTGTCCGGGCAAATATATCCGTAGAAAGTATCAATTGACCAGCCAGAAATTCCGGCCCCTGTTGGTACAGGATATATTTTAGCACTATCTATTGTTCCAGAACCACCACCGCTGCCATCATACAACACAAAATCAAAGCCCTTGTAACTTGTTACATTTGCGCCATTAGTAAATAAGCCAATACCAGTTATCAAAGTCGAAACATTACTTACAGTTCCAGATGTCTGGATAAATGCAGTGGCGTTGAGTGGTGCTATATTTCCAGTGAAATTTGCACCCGGCGATTGGTCAGCATTTGTAAACACGCCACCAAATAATCCATAATAACTTGCAGTATTTGTTGCTTGAGTTGCCTGTCCAAATGCAATAAATCCAAGCCCGACTGCAATTCCTGATTGGTTGTTTAATGTGGCTTGCACATTCATTTGATACTGAGTAAGATTTGGATTAGTTTCAAGAGAACCTATATTAACCTGCCCAGTCCACCAAAGGTTATCAGTTGTACCAAATGGATTCCTTAAATCTCCAGCCATTTCAATTCCACCAGAGATTTCCATGTCACCGCCAAAGATTGAGGTTCCATCTTCATAAAGGATAGTGGAATAACCAAGAGCTGCTGTTAATGTTGGCGGTGTTGTCCATGTTGTTCCAAAAGTAGTATCATCGGCAACAGACCAACCAGAAGGCATTGTGAAAGTGTATGTCGTTCCACTTAATGAATAAGCGCCAATACCTTCAGTCCCTGACATATTAAATAAATCGACACCAAAAGCAACATCGAGAGCCGCTTTTGCAGTTGCAAAATCAACATCGGTAACAAGAGTGATATATGTTCCACCACCATCACCACCAGCATCACATAAGAATACATTTAAATCTCCAACAGTTTCATCTAAATGATTTATGGTCTGGTTTGCATTTATGCCATCATTAGTGAAAAAATTAAAATCTGAAAATCCATAACCTGCAAAAGAACCTGAAGTTGAAATTGCCCATATTGGCCCCGGCTCGTCTTGACTATCAACAAAAAAATTTATACTATTCCTTTTGAACGGTGAACCAGTAGCAATATAAGAATACATCGGCGCAAGTTTGATTGCTTCCAATGTTTCCATATCACCGGTTAATGGGTCATTTGTTGCGTCAAGTCTTAAATATGTAGAATCGGCAGAACCACTATCTAAAACACCAAGAATTTCATGTTCAATAATATGTTTTGGTATCTGTAGTCCCATTTTGTCATTTTAGCTTGAATAAGTGTAAGTTGTTCTATCATCCCAGACTTTTGTAAAGCTGTCAAGTTTGTCGGCAAAGTAAATATAAACATTGTTGCCGCTTGATTTATCAACCTTCATTATCTGCCAGACGGCTGCACTGGTTGCACTACCCCGGTTTGCTTGGCCTATAAATATGTTTGGTGAATCTGTGTCTTTGTCTACAAGCACCGTAAAGTTTTCATCTGCCATCTTACACCTTTAAAGTAACATTGATTTCTTCCTTATAATCTTCAATTTTGACCACTCTTGGATTATTGGAAATATGTGTGTCTACCCAGATAATGTCATTTTCTGGTTCTAATGTTTTGCTGTATCTGCAATGATAAAAGGCATGTTCCAGATGGAAATAAATGTCAAAGCCGCCGCTATCTTCTTTAATCATTATCTTATTTGCGTCAAGCCAAATGGCCCTGCATACATCCCATGTGATTTCATACATCTTTAAACCTCTGTAAACATTATGATAGTGCGGCAGTTCGGGTGAAATGGCGGCGCATCGCCTTGGAATGTTTTGTTTCTTACCTTTACTGTAAACAGCTTATCAAGCGGTATCGCTTGCTCTGGCGTTCCATACTTTTTATGTTCTGCCATGCAGATGTCGCTGGTTCGCTGGTCTACACTTACATCAAGGTATTTTTTAAGCTTCAGCCCGCTTTGTTTTGCACCATCAAGCTGACCATAGTTGCCGGCCCGGTTGCCTTCAGTTCTTATTACTGTCTTAAGCCGGTTCATGTATTTTTGGTCTTTGAATACTTGTTTGACCCTTTGCTTAAGTTGTTTTAAATCAACACCATCAAGCTGTGCCCTTTGTATCTCTTGCCGTAGGCTTTGGTTAATTTCTTCGGCTGTGTTACCAACATTCCCAGCAACATATTGCCTTAGATTATTTAGGTTTTGGTCATCCCTTGTAAAGTTTATTTGAAATAAATCTTCGGCTTTAATCAGCCCTTCATCATACTTTTTTTGAACATAATTATCAAGCTTTTCTTGGAAAAATGTGGCAGTAAAAACTTTCATAAAGCCTCTCAGTAGTGCCTCTATTATGTTTTTTGCTTCGACATCTTTCATTTTTCAAAATCGCTTAGTTTATCTATTTCTTGTAAAAGAGTCTTTTCAACCGCATCAACATAACTTTCCATTTCTGTTTCGAGTGTTTTTTCTTCACTCTTATTTTTTTTCTCAACTTTGATTTCATCTTTTATTTGCTTGGCTTGCTTTATTGCATTCATCACATCTTCTTTGCTATTATCCCCTTGGGCATAACCAAGCAATACATCGCTTAGTTCAAAGTGCAGCTGCCTTTCTTCTGCGGTTTTTGGGTTTCCGATAATTTTTGAAGTGATTGCTTCTGTTATTCCCTGCAAGTCTGATGTGTCTACTTTATCCATAAGGCTTGGCAGTTCATCTATTCTGGATTGAGTATCTTCATCAATTACTTTGCCCTTAGAAGTATCATCTCTTGTTTCATTTTTTTGTTTTCTTAAAACTTGTTTTGCAGCCCAATCTGCAGCATCTGCCGTTGATATTCCTTGCCCTTTTGCATACCTAAAATAATCATTATAGTCTGCATCATCGGGTAATTGGTGTGGTTTAATTGCAGTAGAACTTTCCTTTTTTGAAGATTCTGGTTTTTTAGATGACTCCAATAAAGATGGGTCTTTATTTATGGCAGATATCACCTTCAACTTATCACTCATGGTTAATCCTAACCACGATGGGCCAGATGTAACCCCAACCGATTCTAAAAAGTTTTTCCTTTGTTCATTTGAAGCGGCAGAATATACAATTCTTGCTTCCCTTTCACTGATATATCTCTTTTTTGGAGCTGCATCTTCTTGGTATTTATACTGATAATTGCCAGATGAACCTGTACGGCTGATATATTTGTGTTTTGTTTCCGTCTTTTTATCAAGATTAATATACTCATATTGGTTGGATTGATTAAATCCTTGATTTTCCATATTTGACTGGGCCAACTCTGATTGCCGCATTTTGCTTTCCATCAGTTCATCAACATTGATGCCAAGTTCTTTTGCAGCCATTTCCGGTGTTAAAACGCCCATATTAATCTGCTTCTCAATCAACTCATGCTTCCTAAAGTCCTCTTCAATGTCGTAATAGTTAAAAGTGAACTCCAGCGGGCAATCGGAATAGTCGATGTTGCCAAAGAACTCTGTCATTATTTGCGTGTTAATATGATACTCAATAAGCTTTAATATTGGCCTTAGCGCTTTTCTTTTCACAACCTTTGCAGCTTCATGTGCTACGGCCCGGTTGCTGTTTTCAGTAAAGCCCATCTCCTCTGGTGTTACGCCAAAGCTTGCCATGAGAACTTTAAAGAACCATTCTTGTTGGCTTATTATCTCAAGGTCTTTGCTCATAATCTGGAATGGCGTAAACTTGACTTCTTGGCTGCTTATAGGAAATTTAAAAAAGCTTTTTCGCTTCACGCCAAACTCGTCTGTTTCCTTAAACTGATTTTCAAAGTTTGCCCTAAAATTTGATATTTGTGTTCTGTCGGCCCCGGTCAATGTAATTGCGCCTTCTGGCATGTTGTTGTTAGCGTAAAATCCAAGATTATATTTAGAACCATAAACAAGCGTTAATATCATACTTTCAAGAACCTCAATCACTGCTCTACCATATATGGAATCTGGGCGGGGGTTAGAAATTATGTAGACTATTTCTCTTTTCCCAAATGGCACTGGCATGCTGCCGGCTGTCCAACCATACTGGAAATAAGCGGCCCTTGGGCTTATCGCTGTATCGTACAAGTTTCTTAATTGGTCTGCGTTCTGGTAATTTGGTTTGGTTACATTGTCAGAATACATAAGATTTGGATTAATCGGCGCAACAAAATCATCTCTGTTTTCTATGCTGCCAAACTGGTCTGGGTTCTTTAGAAATGTTGCGCCATCTCTGGCATATATCTGGCTTAGTTCGCCTTTGCGGTTAAACACCTTGACAATTACGCCTGCATCAATCTCAAGGATGCCGGTTATAAGCGCCCTTAGAATAAAACCCAAGCTTTCATCGTTGCCGTTTGGATTATTAAAAAATTTCCTAATCTCTTTAATTTTTTGCTGATAATCAACGCCATCATCTTGGTACTCATCTTTTACTTGAATATTCCAGTCTACTGCGCTTGCTTCATCGCATAAGGTTTTTATTATTGAGAACACATAAGGGGTTTTTGCAAGCAACTTTATGTAAGGCAGATTTGTTTTTCTTGGATAACCATATGGCGGCTTGTAAAGAAATTCTGGAATATATGCTTTAAATATGTCAAAACTTTCAAATGGTTTATCAATACTTCTTCCTGCTGTGTCAAATAATGCTGTGCTGTTAGCTTGGTCTTGCGGCTGTTGTCTTTTTAGCCCTATTCTTTCTAAGATTCCCATGATAATAAAGGCATGCGCTGCAATGGGAGAGTGAGGCCCATTTGCAACGGTCATGCGCTGAAATTTGCTAAAACATCAATCGAGGGGCGATTGTGCATAGCTTATTGCTGGCAATATGCACAATATCCCTATTAATCTTTTTAAAAGTTTTTATTTTTCCGGCACAGCATCGCCAATCTCTTCAACCTGTTTCTCAAGGTTTGTTACCCATTGGCTTATGTTATGCAGCGCATCAGTGTTCTTTTTATATTCTAAGTACACCTTGGCTTTCTCTTGCATTCTTACAAACTCTTCAAGCTTGTTTTTCTCTCTAAGGTTGATTTTCTTTTTTATTTCTTCAAGCTTGACTTCAATCTGCTCTTTTTGTTTTAGCGCATTTTGAATGTCTGATTCAATCCGCTTTTTTATGTTTAAGATTGCATCAACCTTATATGTGTCAATTACTTTTCTTGTGCCGACTGCTTTTTCGCCTTCTTTAAGCGTTATCCCCTCTTCTTCAACTATCACTTCATTGCCTAACTTTCTTAGTTTTCTTCTCATACTTAAATCCATCTTTTATCACCTGCATTATTTCCTCTTTTATAATGAAATCGCCGCTTATATTGGCTTTGATTATCTTGCCGCAAGCAACACACCTTAAGACTATCTTACCGCTGCTTGTTTGCTTGACCTTGTAACATGCCGTTCTATGGCTTAATCTATTCTTTGGTGGGCAGTATGGGCATATTAAAAGCTTTTGCTTGAAATCGTCTTTTATCATGTGTCGGCAAACTCCATATAAAACTGCCCTTGCTCTTCCCAGACTGCATAAACAAGGCTGTCTGCAAAGTCTGGGCTTAGCCTTTCCCAGTCACTTATTTTTATCTTTGCATTGCTTGTCAGTTCCCATTTCATTTTGCTTAGGTCACTGAAGAGTTTATTTATGCAATCTTTCTTGTCAGTTGTTATGCTTATCTTGTTTGTTTCAAACATTTTTTTAAGTCTGAAAAACTGTTCGGCTTTTTTGTTCTGGTAATTAAAGGCCCTTTGCTTCTTGCCATAATCCTTCCTACGGCCAATAAAATCTGTTTGGGTATATTCCTTGCTCGGAGATTGCCCAAAATGCGCAGCAAATACAGGAAACTCATCTTCATAAAGCCGGTCATAAACACCGCTGCCAAGCCCTATAACATCAATATTAATTTTATCAAAGTCTATCAATGCATGGAGTTCTTTTATCTTGCCCACTGTTTGCATCGTGTCTTTCTTTTCTGTGAACCATATATCTTTAATTTCAACATTATGGCCATCGTCAATCTCAACATAGGTAAACACGGTTTTATCGCTGCCAAACCGTGCAACATCTACGCCTAATACTCTTCGCCCAGTGACCTGTTTATCATTTTCCCTTGCTGCCTGCAATTCTTCAAGTGTGAATAAACTATCTTCATCTTCATCCGGAAACTCTGCGCAGTACCATACTTTAAACTCAATCTCCGTCAGTTCGGCCCTTATATACTGCACTTCCTTTTCATTCATTATGCCTTCTTCAACGGCTTTTGTATAAGGCACTTGATAAATCTTAAAAGCGCCGGACTGGAAACTTTCCTTGAAATGGTTGGCCTTGTGCGGCGTGCCAAGTTCAATTAGTATGGCCTGCCGTTCTGCGCTGGCAAGCATCCTCAATATTTTTGTCTTATATATGTCATCTTCTACTTCTTCGCTTTCATCAATTATAATCACTGTGCCGCCAAACCCAAGCACCTGCGCTCCTTTTCTTGCACCGCCAACTGAAAGGCAGTGTATCTTTGAACCGTTCTTAAAATTGATTTCTTGGTTGCTAAACTCATTACGCATGTCAATCTGTAAATGCACTTCTTCTGAATCAAAGCAATGATTTCTTATTTTTTTAAACACAATTTGGCTCTGGTTCCATGTTGGGCTTATTACTTGTATCTGTTCACCATCATATAATAAAGCAAGAAGTATTGCAGCAATACTTGTGATTTCACTTTTGCCGGCCCTTGTGCTTGCAACAAACAAATATTTATCGTGCTTCTTTAAGATTATATCTCTTATAAATTCCTGCTGGTAACTGGTGCAGATAAAAGGTTTATTTGCAACTGTTAGAAACAGCTTTTTTATCAATATTCTTGGGTTTTCTAATATAGTTCTTAACAATTTAGGCCTCTTTCTTTAATTCTATATATTGTTATTAAAAATTTTGACCTTTTTCTTTAATTCTTTGTATCATTATTAACAATTTCAATCTCTTTCTTTAATTCTGACCATAAATTGACCTTTATTTCCGTATCTGGCTGTGAATCAATTATCTTTAACTTACTCAAAATGTCTATTCGCATTTTATCGCTTTCTTCAAGCTTCTTTAATATGCCCAATACTATGTGCTGCTGTTTGTTTATCTTGTCCCTTTTTTGTAAATCTGCCAGCATTCCAAGCGCCACATTCTGCCGTAACTTTGCGTTCTGTATTATCTCATGCGCAATATTTTTGCTGTTCACTGTTTTTAAGTCTTCAGATACAATGTAATCTATGTCATTATATACTTGGCTTTTCTTTAGATTGTACTTTTCCATCAACTGCTCATGTGTAAGTTTATGGATATCATTACGCATTGCAGCCATTCTTGCTAACCGTTTACTGGATATTCCGAACCCCATCATTCCTCCAAGGTTTCCGAATCGCCTGTAATAGTCCAGAATGGCGTATTCTTTGGTTTTCTGCGTTTTAAACCAACATATTTGTAGAATACTTGGTTGTTTTCAATCTTTGCTGGTACTACTGCACCTTGGAAATAATTAAGCGGGCTTCTTTCTTTTTCAACCTCGTTCCATACTTCTTCCAACTTATCTCTCCAAGTAACATGCCTATGAATGTATGCTGCTTGCGGGCCTGCTCCGGGATTGACTAAGTTATGCACCAAACTTACATCAGCCCATTCTGGAATAACATCATCTGGCCCTATTAGCTTACCGGTATTTTTTGCTTGTAATAGCGCTTCGGTTGCGTTCTTTCTTTGCCAGTTGCCAAACACTGGGTCATCTGGACTTATTGCGCAGCAACAGCCAAAGTCAGTTAATTGTTTCCAACAGGGGTCACTTACACCTATGTTCATGCCTCTTTTCTTTGCGTGTTTGTGTATTGCGTGCATAATTTGCTCTGTCCATGTATGGGCCGGCCTTGTGCATGCCTGTACCTTTCCAAAGCTTTTGTATATCTTGCTAAGAGGTTTACAGCTGATTCTTTCTATTTCCTTCCACTTTCTTTTAATGTCTTTGGTCATCATCCCGGGTAGGAAGGCCACTTCATAACTTAGGTTGCGGCAACCTGCGTCTGCTGCCATGTCAAGTAAATCTCTCCATGCGTATGGATGCTTTACCGTTGCGTCACTTATGCCGGGTATTATTGGCCTAAATCTTAAACAGGTTGTAACGCCTATATCTTCAAGGTTCTTCATACATTGTATTCTTTCGCTTGTTGGTGGTGCTCTTTTATCAATTTGCATTAATACATCATCATCAGCGCTTATGATGCTAAAATGTACCCTAAACAAATGTGGTTTATCTCTTACTGCATCTAAGTACTCTTTTTCTAAGAATAAGTTGCCTTTTGTGCTGATTCTCACCGGTTGGTTGTACTTTTTAACCAATTCTGCAAACTTTAAGAACCAGCCTTGTTGTCTTTCTATATTATCAAGCGGGTCTGTTAATGCACCAAGCTGTATAGGTGCTGGGTAACCATTTTTATTCCTTGCGTTGTACCTTAATGCTTTTCTAAAGATTTCGTTTGTTTTGCCTTCTTTACCGCTGAATATGCTTTCCAAGCTGTTTATATTTAACTGGCCAATCTCTCTATCGTGTTGTTCCCTTTTTTGCACAAGGTTTGGGGCAAAACAATAAAGGCAACCGAAAGAACAAACTGAATGGCTATCTATGCTTACTGGCAGCGCACAATCAAAGCCATCGCTTGTGAATCTTATACCGTTATAGTTCCTTAGCTGCTTTTTCGCTGGTTTGCATGCTGTTGCTGTGCCGCATGTTGCTTTATGGTTCATACACTCTTTGCATGTGGCAACAGTTTTGCATCTTAGTTCATTTTCTTTTAGCATTTTCCATTATAAGGTTGTAAAAGAAAGTGGGGTCAAGTTCATGCGTGCTTTTGCCTTTGAATTTATCTTCTAATACTTTGCAAAGCTGTTCAAACTTTTTATCTTCTTGGTAATATTCGATATAAAACCAGTTCTGGTTCTTTGTACTCATGCCTTTTGTGTTACTGTATTCATCTACTATGTTATCAAATGTGCCCCTTTTGTAAGCGTTGTCTATGAATAAGATTAGTTCATTGAGTTCGTCTTGGTTGTACCCGCTTAGATTAACCAGTTCAACATCTATATCTTGCAATTCTGTTAATACTTCATGCAACTTTTGTTCATCCCACTGGCCGCTTATCTTATTTAATGCTATGTTTAAACTTTTTTCTTTTTCAAGCGGCATGTCTACTTCAACTACCGGTACTTCTTCAATCTTGAGCGCTTTTAATGCTTTCAACCTTTGGTTCCCGCCTACGGTGTTCCCTGTTTGCTTGTTGTAAATAATAGGTTCTACATAACCAAATTTATTTATACTGTTCTTTAGCTTATTTAATTCCGCATCAGAAATAGTCCTTGGATTGTACGGCGCTTCTTTTAATTGACTTACTTTAATCTTTTTTATTTCTATGTTAATCACCCCCCTTTGATAATCAATAACTATACTACTATTTAAATTTTTTCTTCTATTAACTGTACTTTGCCATAATCATCATAAGCCCTTAGAAATTTTATATCAAGGTGTTTTGGGTAAACATCCAGCTTTTTCTTTGCCATTTCTTTGCTTTCTGTTACCAGTATCTCTATTATTTGGCCTTTACTTAGGTTTATTATGTCTGCCCGGCCACCGTTGTTGAATATTGCCTCTGTTATAAAGTTCTCTTTGTTTGCAATCAATTGCCGGCATACTTTTGCTTTTGCATGCCTGTGCAGTAAGCCTTCACTTGTAGAAAATCTTATCTGATTTATCTTTCGGTTAGATTGCCTAATATGCGTTAAACAATCATTTTCAATATATTTATTTATATCCATGCTTAGTTAGTGTGTTTGCATTTAAGCTTTCTACATAATTATCAAGGTTAATTTCCATTAGCTGTTTGGTCTTTTGGTTTATATAATCATCATAATCAAGCCCTGTTGTGTTATTAAACAGCGTTTTAAGTTCTTGCAGCGCTTTTTCTTTTAAGTCATGTATCTCTTTCTTGTGGTATATTGAGTCTGTTACGCACACCTTTAAAGTTACTCTATTCTGGTCAATTATGTCCGTTATCTTTTGGTCTATATAAGATATTAAGGATTCGTTGATTTCCCAATATTCAATCGTAAAATACACATCTGACAAACCTGCCGGCATTACATCGGGCCGTTTTATGTCTTGCTTTTTTTCCATGAACCTGTACCAAGGCAGTTCATTGAACATATTTATAAGCTTGTTTGTGTGGTACAATGGGTCATCTGGGTAAATTTCTACATTGGGCTTTCTTTTTTTGCGTATGCCAACATAAAAATATTCTGTCCCCCTATAACACCTGCCTTTATAGACATATTCATTAAACAACTTTATCCAATCGTTTTTAAGAACCCTGTCCTTGAACCTTTTATAAGGTGGAAATGGGTCAGACATTGCTAATAATTTATTATAATGCGTAATAACTTCTGTCACATACTTAATCTTGCCGCTTTTAAGTTGTGGCGTTGCTACCAGTTGGTTAGTTTGCATCATACATCAATCGCTATGGCGCTGAAATCTACCGGGGTATATTGCCGGCAGAAAGCTTCAGTATTTGTTGCTTTGGCCCTTTTACATTCAACCGGTGGATTCACGCTTATGTTATAAACACATTTTCTGCATTTTTTTGCTGTCATTCTCAACCTCGTTTTATAAGATTGCAAGGGGTAAATATGAAAACCCCCCTGCAATTTCTTTATTCTTCTTGACTTTTTGGGGAAAAGCCGTTTAAATAAATGGGTGCAATCATATATATATTTTTTGAATTAATGTTTGCGTCACTTATTCCAAATGCATTGCTGCAATTATGAGTACCCCTGCCGCAAAGCCCAAAATAACCGACTCTATCTGGTTCTTTCTTTCCATTTCAACGCCTGCACCCATCAATAGGATGCAACCGAGGCTTAATAAGGCGATATTTTTCAAGGTTAAAATCATATTCCCTCTTTTATTTTGAGCCAAAATAGACCCCTTTGTGGCCCTTTAGTGCGAATTATTGCGGGTATTGGGTAAGTAGGGGCAAGGGAGAGTGAGGTAACCCCTGCCCCTTCTCATACTTACATTTTGGGAGGTAAGTTGAGCATTAGTTTGCCACTCTGCATAAACTGGCCGAGCAAATCCGGTTGTATTTGGGCACTGGCACTTCATGGCCAACTGCTGCTGCTTTTATCTTTGCCGCTTCAATTGCAATGTCCCTTTCGCCGGCCCCTTTGCCAAGGTAACATTTAGCTTCCAGTTCGTATAAATCATTTTTTGTTGCAAACACTTCAAGCAACCAGTCAAGGAAGCTGCCTTTCCAGTCATAGAAAAACCAGATGTCGCCAGTGATATATTTGCCTAAGTCTTGCCTGCTGAACTTGCCATTATTTTCAAGGTTGCCAATTCGACCATCGTTGCCGGTGCTTCTGTTATCAACAATATTTAACCATTTTGCTAATTCGCCTTGGTTGTCCCAAAGGCCGTTTATGTTTCTTTGCTGCACTTGATTCCATCTGCCAAGTCTGGCCAAATCTTCTTGTACCCGGCTTATCTCTGTAATATAATCGTCATAAAACTCGTTTATGTAATCTGCCACATCATTAAATTCATCTTGAAGTTCAAAATCTCTGCATAGTTTTGTGTTCCACCAAACGCTGGTGTCGCAGTCCACTGTTATTTCAAGTTCTGCGCCTTTTACATGCGGCGCTAATATAACAGATAAAATCAATAATATTGCCAGCGCAATAAGGCTGAAATAAAAAAATTTGCTATATGCGTATGTTTTTTTATTCATTTTCTTTTTCATTGTGTACCTCCGAATATTGGTTTGTCCGTGTTATATGGGCAATTAGGATAATCGTTTTTATCATCGGCTCTGTTTCTGCATATCACAACGCTGCCGTCTTTGAACCGGTGAGTAATCGTATTCAAGCGCTTGTCATATATGCGGCAGCTTGTAAGGTTTTTGCTTATCTGCACCAGATACTTGCATTTGCGCTTCTTTCCATTTTCATCTATAAAATAACAACACTGGCCGCATCTTTTGCATGTTATCATTATCCACCATAATATTCTTTATATTTCTTGCATACTGCATGCGCTTCTTTGAAGTTACTGCTGCAATAAACAACATTTAGATTCAGTCCCGGCGTTTTGCTGCTTTTGGCCTTCTTGGTTTTGCTGCAATAAAAACACTTAAAAACATATTTGGAATAATCCTTAATCTCTCTTAAACTGTGTCTTCCACATTCGGTGCATCTGATTAAGTTAAACATTTTTCCTCTTTTTCAATTCATCCATAAGCCGTATTATGTGGTCATCTTTTTTGGCACACAATTCCACCAGTATATCTCTTATTCTTTTTAGATATAAGGCCCGCATATTGCCCCAATTGTATTCTTTTCCTGCGATTTCATTTATCTGCTGCATGAGTTCTTTTCTTGTTTCGGTCATTTTATCTGCACCCAGAACTTTTTATGCAATATTTTTTGTTCATCAAAAGGGGGTATTGTGTTTTTGAAATATACCCCATGCGCAATCCATTCTGATACTTTTGTTTCGTAAACTTTCTGTATGTCACCGTTCTTGTAATCAATATAAATATATTCCACATTCAAGTTTTCTAAATAGTCCAGCGCTTTTATATTCATGCCAAAACCTTGAAACTTGAAAAAGAAATGCTTTTTTGCATCTCTAAAAATAACTAAGGTATTATCATCCCGCAGCTTGCCAATCAATTTTTCTTGTAGATATAATTCTTTCATAAAAATGTGTCAAGGATACTCAAGACTTTAGTCTTGAGAGGAATTGACACTCACCTCTTTCTTGTTGATTACTTTACAAAATAATTGATTTAGTG